AATAAATCCCATTTGCAACCCCTTACATCGGATTAACCAATGTACCTCAATACGTTTGTGGAGTATTCAACTCCGTTTTTAATATACCCATCATCTTTTCTGTCGATGACCTCGAAATCATTTAGCTTTGCGAAATCCAAAACATTTTGATACAAGTCGGGTATCTCGGCGTAGAGTGGAAGAGTTCCGCTAAATCTTAGGGATTGTTCTCCAAATTCCATTGCGTGTTTTCGTCTAAATTCTGGTAATACATTAACGTGGCATTTATTGCCGTCTAAATATTTGTGATAAACCATCAACGCGATTATCTCGCCTTTAACGTAGCCGCCAACATACAAATGCTCATCGTTAATCGGTGGTTCAAAACGCTCTAGCTTCGGGTCGTTATCGTCTGATATTGTATCATAGATAGCCGGATTGCATAAAACCGCCTTGATATCGTCTAAGTTGGTCGTTTCGCGAACTATCATGTAAATTCTTTCCCGCTAATATTCCAGCTTATTGAGTCGGCCAAATCTGATTCTACTCTAATTGTTTCGCCTGGGTCTAAAGCCTGGTTAACTATCTCGCCGCCGAATGATGATTTGTTTCTGATTAATCTTTCGTCTGATATCATTTTTTTGGTTAAAACACCATCAGCACCGAAAATATAAACAGAGTGTATTCTATTTACTGCTGTGGCGTTGGTGGCAGTAAAAGCTGTTACAACTGACCCACTGCCTCCGGTCGGTGACTTATAAACTTCCTCTATTGTGTCGGCCGTGGTGGAAGTAAAATCCCTAACTAGTTTTTTTGGATTAGCCATTATCTAACCCTCAATACAGCATCTTCAACGATCAAGTTTATCGAGTCTGAATTATTTTCGATAAACACCTCTAGAAAATCATTTTCTGACAGTTCTAGCTGCCATATTACGCTTGTATTTCTCGGATCTGACGCGCCAACTTTGTTTTTAGATCCGCTATTAGTAATGATCGAACCGTTAAGCGCGAGATAGATCTTTATGTCTTTATTTGTTCCGCTTACCGCAGATATTGACGTCGTTATGTCGACGGGTATAACCGTGTCTCTCTCTCCAATAAACGTGGCCCTGCCTGTGGTGTCACATGTAAATATCGATTGGCGCTCGCAGACCCATGTTCCAATAACTTTAACTGGTGTACTTGATGCTGAAATTACTGTTTCTGACGCGTTAGAATTTAAGGATATCAATGCGTCTTCTATTGTATCGCCCAGCCCCGAGTTGGCCCTGAATGACCATCTTTTGTCCGAATTTGTAACACCTGATAATGGCGCTATTGCGTCTCCATTTAATGTCGAGTTAGTAACTGTTGCTATCTTATTTGCGTCTATATTTGCGCTAGACTCTGCGCCTTTAATGGCTACGCTGCCAGCTATACCGGACGCTTCTAAATCGTTTATTTCAAGGTCAGCAAACGTAGCCGTACCTAGATCGATAGCTGCAAATGATGCACTCGTCCCGTCTAAATGAAACTTATCGATTGAAAATATATTTATAGCGCCAGACATTAGCATGCCCTGACCTGTTATTGAAAATACTCCGGACGTTCTGAATATTACATCTATATTGGTAAGCGTACCGAAATTGGCAGCGCCAAAACACAGGGCGTTTTCTAGCGTAAGTGTCTTACCAGCTCCTGAGCAAGTAAATATGGTCCCATTAACGCATGAATACCCGATATTTCTTAAGCCCCAGTTGGCTCCTGAGCTATTAAACATTGAGCCGGAGCCGGTATAAGTTATCGCTGTGACAGCCTGATTTATTGAAGCGATCGTAACGGCCTCATTGACAGTAAATGTCTTTGCTGTTGAAAACGGTGTGCCAATAAAAAACAGGGTGTTGGCAGCTAATGTTATTGTTGACGCGTCTTGAGTTGGGAAGTCGGCCTCTGAATTTATAATTAAAACATTGGATGCGGAAGTTACTAGATTCCCGTCAACTTTTAACCCTCCAGTATAGTTAACTTCACCTAAAACAGTCTGAACGGCTAGCGAGGTCTTGCTCAATGCGTTTTCGGCTAGCGGGAATGTCTCGTTAAAGTTGTCATTAACTTTGTCAAACGCAGATCTGAATGTGTCGCCTGTTCCATCATCTGCGGTTGCGCCTATATTTATTGTTTGCTGTGCCATTTAAGCCTCTGCTTCGTCTGCCCAAAATTTTGTAGTGTCAACAGTCCATGATGTTGTGTCAACAGTTAAAAGCTCGCCTGATCCAACTTGATCTTGAAGCTCTTTAAGTTGAGCGCCTAATGCGGTAATAACCTGCTCTAAGCTGTCATCAACTAAATCCTCTCCGGCGCCCACCCTTTTCCATAGCTGAAATAATATAAAATCCCTATCATCAAACGCCTTCTTTAGCTCCATGTTTTGAGCTACTGACGGCGGCAGCGTTAGCTGTTTAGGTGGGTTTACTCTATTAGTCATTATCTACCCACCAGTTTAATATCAACGGCAGCACTATAAATAGATAGCGGCACCGGATCAGACATTGATATTCGAGGGATTATGTCTGTGCCTGAAACTATTTCAAAAGCTTCAGCCCTTAACGTATGCTCCCCGAGCCTGCCAATCTCAACCCAAGCAACCTCTTGGAATGATCTAGCTCCGTCAATGGACACTTCAACTATCAATCGAGGGTTAACGCCTTGGCCGGTAATTAAGCCCACTCCGACTTCCATAATAAATTCTATTCGAGAAATTTTAACGCGTTGACCTTTAACACCCAATAAATCACCGTTTATAGATGACATTATTCTAGACCTAATTAATGTGTCAGTGTCCTGAGTGAACTCATCAAGCCTTAACTCTAAGTTTTTGCCGCCAGAGCCTACTAGTAACTTACCGTAAACTTGAAGTAATGAAGTGCCGGTATAGCTATCGCCTTGGGTGCCTGATGTTAGATTAAACCAGCCATCTTTGCCCAATGACTCATTAATGACGAATGTTTTATTTTCGCTCGGAAATGTTATTAAGTAAAAATCCTGACCTTGAAGCGTGAACGTGTAACCAAAGGCATCGTCAATCGTTGTCATATTCTCAATAGAGTTTGATATACCATCGGTTGAAATGCGCTGATTAATGCCGCCTGATACTCTGTATACTGCTTTATCATCACCTAGCCAATAGATTGCGTTATCAGTGTTTGCTACGCTGTTTATAGCCCCGAGCCCTATAGAAAACTCTTGACCTTCAATGCGGTCAATTGGTGGGGATCCAACACCTGAGTTATACCAAGGCTCTGTTGAGCGTACTCCAAATCTATAAATTGTTTGGTTAAATACGTAATCTCTTACCATGTCATCAGGGCTCGATTCTGCGCTTATCCCATTCAACCCGCTTATGCTTAATGGGTCGCCAGGGTCAGCCATGAACGAGATAGTTGGTAATGTGTAAATGAATTGATTGTTGATTATTGTAACGGCCAATACATTAACTAAATTTACGTTCGTGTTTATTACTAACGTGTCATTAAATGAATTGTAAACAAAAACAACATCAGCAACTATAACTAGGTTTTCACCGTCATCAGCAAATATACATCTGTCTGAACCTGATATAGTGCCTTTCGATGTATGAGCGCCAGCAGAGTCAACCTCAAACAGTGTGTTGTCAATTACCTTGAATTGAACTTCTTTCATTCTGTGCTGGCCACGGTCAAAAGCGCCAGCAACTGAGCTAACAAGTTTTTGACCAGGGAACGAGTGAAGCACAAATTTATCTTTGCCACCTTCCGCAAATTGTTGATACATGTTGACGGTCAGCTGTGATGACAAAGGGCGTGACCGGCTTTGATATGTTGGGCCTGCTATGTTTATTGCTATCGTCTGGAATGTCATGGTGTTGATCCTAAAACTTTCATTCTAGGTGCCGGACCATACCGACCCTTTTTAATTTTATCGTTAGCGCCGCGAATAGCATCTTGAAACTTACCTAAATACTTTAATGCTTCGTTATCATCTTCAGAGTAAACAAATGCCTGATGTAACGCGCCGTAAAGGTAAATATTTGGCTCTTCAGTAAGGATTGTATTCGTTTGATTAGTGGTGGATAGCGGTAGCGGCTTTGACTGATATTTCATTGTCAATGTGTAATCTTGATCGGGAACTATATCAAGTTCAATTTGGTCGGTTACCGTAAACCGGCATGGAGTGCCTGAACCTGACCTAATGATTAATGCGGTTGGTGATCTATATACAACATTAAACTTGTCATCTTGAACTAATATTTTTAAATCACGCTGACTTATATAGTCAGTTGGTAGTGCAATAAATCTTGATTCGTTTGGATCTGTGCCAACAGCCGTTAATGTTGCAGTTGACTCTGTGTCTCTTAATTCTAAAACCTCATCGTCATTAGAAAACATTGCAACTTCTGCAAGTCTAATAAAGTCAGGAATTAACACGCCCAAATCTTTACGATGCGACCATGTTGTTATTGATTTGACAAGGTTGCCATATGTGTCTAAGGCCATGATTCCACCATATTAAAAAAAGGG